TTCTGTGTCGGCAGCAACTTGAGTCTGTTGAGTTACTTTCCCTTGATTATCAGCAGAAGCCCATTGTGGAACATCTTGATTGGTAGTTGTTGTGTGATTTCTTATTTCAGTTTGTATTTTACTGTGTATTGCTGCTTTATCGCTTGATTCTATCCCACTGAACTGTGTGGTATCCCATACTCCACTCGTGTATATTGGCTTACCTCCGATTATCGGTTTTGGAGGAGTTTGATTATCTACAGGTAATACAACGGCTGATTTACTTTCTCCGATATAGTATAATTTATAATTTTGTTCCTTATTAGTATTGGAATTAATCGCTGTAATACCTGGCTTACCACTAGTGGTAATTGCTGCGGTTGATACTTCTTGGGGTCCTTGGGGTCCAGTGGTGGCCATTATTTTTTCCAGTTCCAGGCTTTATGTTTAGGATATTTCATTCCTTTGTTATTCATAAATTTTTCAGTCGGGAGAAGGGATATCTCCGCCCAATCTTCACCATCAGGAACTTGATATAGATTACCTATACCAGAGTATAGGTATTTGTGCAAAGTGTTTTTAGGTACAGTCGTTGCACCTTCGCTACCACTATTTAGTAGGCTTCTTGCAACTGCGTCTCTATATTGGGGATTTATGTAGTGTAAGTTCGCACCTAGGAATCCATCTTTATAAAAACTGAGTGCAACTGCTAGTGGTTGTACATCCCAAAATTCATATCTTTCTGGAAATTTTGCACCATAAGAGAAGAAGAACATGCTACCAAGAGTTATCCCTCCAGTATCAACAAAACTGATATTTTTATCTTGTAGAGGAGCTAATTCATCTTCCAATTGAGAGACATACCAATCTCCACTTTTGTTCTTTTTACCAGCTCTCTTTTTTATTGTTTCAGCAATCATATCCCTAGGTCATCCTCTGTCATGATTTTGAACTCATACTTTCTATTATCACAGTAATCCTTTGCTGCTTCCCATTTTGCTTGATTGACAACATATGTTTGTACTTCATATGCCCAGGCTTTTGTTCTCTTCTTGGGATTTCTTTTGGGCATCAATAGTTGTTTCTTTGGTTTGACTTCTATTACAACTGATCTCTTCTTTCCTTTAGAGTCCTTGTATTTAATAAAGAAGTCGGGGAAGTACCTATGCATCTTATTATCCAGAGGACTCTTATATGGAATCCAGAATTCTTCTGATTGCCACTGACTTATACTCTCATTCAGATCACAGTATTCCATGAATTTCCTTTCCCAGAGTGATCTATAAATTATCTGGGTTGGGTCTCCTTTATACTTTTTGGTGTGTCTTGGTTTATATTTTCCCTTATAAGCCATATACATAGTATGTGGGGATCATGGCATTATTTAGATCACATGGCAGAAAGTAACTTACTCGCTAATATAACCAATGATGGTGGTGGAGAAGGGATAGCGGCTCAATCGTTTCAGAATTTTTTAGGGTCTCCTGCTTTATCCAATACATTTAAGGTGTCATTGGGTCTATCTGACAAGAATAATGGTAGTGCTAATACAGATTTAAACACTTGGCTTGTTACTTCTGGAGTATTCAATAAGAGTACTGCATCGAGGTTTGATTTTTTATGTTCAGAAGCAAGTTTGCCTGGTACTAATTTAGCTTCAATTGAAGAGTCTGGAGCAAGACAGGGTGTAACTGAATTCTTTGCACAGTCAAGAGCTTATGTTGATTTAAATTTAAAGTTTTATCTTTCAGCTGATTATCAAGTTCTTAGATTATTTCAAGAATGGATTAATTTTATTAATCCTGTATATGCCGCTAATGGTGGTATGAGAAATGTTCAAGGTAACCCAATTGGATATGCCAATCAGAAGGATAGACAAGGATTTCATAGATTTAGGTATCCACATAGTTATAAGAGAGATATTACTGTTACTAAATTTGAAAGGAATATAGGGGCTGGTGCAAGAAATAAGGATGAAGGATTGATGGTGGGTGATATGGGTAAAATGATTAATAGGCCTGGAGTTGTAACACCATTGACCCCACCAGAGAGACCAAATCCACTATCATATCAGTTTGTTAATGCTTTCCCAGAAAGTGTTGATAGTATTCAGTTATCTTATGGGGATGCTCAGGTCCTTCAAGTTACTGTTAATTTCAAATATGATAGGTACGTTATCGTACAACCTGATAATAATAAAGGTGATAGTACGTGGGCTAATTCACAAGGTACAACTCATGATGGTCAGACTGTTTCAAGTGGATCTGTTTATAATTCAGTGGATCCTTGGAACAACGGAGTTAATACTGCCAGTAGCACTGCTAATGAGGACCGTCTGGCATAAATAATTACTGTGCCACATTACAAAGTGTCTGTACTATGAAGACTTTCATCGAATTTGTGTTAGAATGTAGCTCTCTTACTGAGGGTGGAATGTCTCGTGTGGTTTCTCATTCCAAGAGTCGCAACACGGCAGTTCTAACTGCAACAAGAGGTGATAAGTCAAAAAAGGAGAATAAAAAGAGTAACAAGGAGTTACGTCAGAAGATCCGTAGTCACGGCTATGGATATAAGGAAGTTAAAGGAGAATATCCTGAAAAGGATGATAAAGGCAACAAAAAAACAGTGAGTGAACCATCTGTTGTTGTTAATGCTCCTAAGAAAAAGTATAAGACCTTTAAGAAACGGATGAAACGTCTTGGTAAAGAATACAACCAAGATTCAGTAATCACTAAGAAGGGTAAAGGCAAAGCTACTTTACATCCTACTGCCAAGAGAGCTAAAAAGACCTCGACTGGAGTTTCTAATAAAGGTTCTAAACTCGGACAAGTAAGGCCAAATAAAACTGGCCCCTATGGACACACTAAAGTTGGGAAAAAGACTTACACCTATGAACAAACCACCATTTGACGATTCTAATTGGAGAGAAGAGTATAAGGGTTATACCTCTAGCAAGTATGAGTTAGATCTGCTTGAGAATGGGCCCAAGAGTCTTGCAGCTAGCTGGATGATGGGTGCAATGCATGGAAAATGGAGAAAGATGAAAGGATATAAGTACCCCGAGCCACCTGATTGTCAATCAAGCATGAGTGAGTTCTTTACGAAACAAGATGAATATACACAGAAAGGTGATAGAGCACAGGGATAAAAGTCTCAAAAAACCCCTCTAAATAACTTTAGATATGAATGAATTGATAACTTATCATGCCTTTACCAAAAATTAGTACTTCTCAACATGAATTGACTCTACCTTCTACAGGAAAGACAATTAAGTTTAGACCGTTTTTAGTTAGAGAAGAGAAGATTCTAATTCTAGCCTTAGAATCACAGAACCCAAAACAAATTTCCAACGCAGTCAAACAGGTATTAAAAGACTGTATCATTACTAGAGGAATCAAAGTTGATACTCTTCCTAGTTTTGATATTGAATATATCTTTTTGAATGTTCGTGGTAAGTCTGTTGGAGAACAGATTGAAATTGTTGTTACCTGTGGTGATGATGGTGAAACCCAAGTCCCAGCTTTTATTAACATTGATGAGGTTGAGGTTAAAACCGATCCTAATCATAGTCAAGAGATCCAATTGGGTGAGGGATATACTCTTAAGATGAAGTATCCTTCTTTGAATCAATTCTTAGATGATAATTTCTCTGATGATGGAGTGGAGCACCAGCTCCTCTATTCTGATATCCGAGGAGCTGGTGCTCCAGATGATGGAGGGGTTGAAAAGTCTTTCCAGATTATTGCATCTTCTATTGATATGGTTTATAGTGATGATAATGTTTGGGCTGCTAAAGAATGTACTAAGAAGGAACTTGTAGAATGGCTTGAATCTCTTACTTCAGAGCAATTCAAGAAGATTGAAAACTTCTTTGAGACTATGCCTAAACTTACCCATGATATTGTTGTTACCAATCCTAAGACTGGTAAGGATAATCCTGTCACATTGGAGGGACTCTCTGATTTTTTCGCCTAAGTATGGCTCATGTAGATCTTGAGACATACTTCCGAATCAACTTTGCTTTGATGCAGTTCCATAAATATTCACTGACGGAAATTGAAAATATGGTTTCGTGGGAACGGGACATCTATGTTGGGTTGCTCAGGCAACACATTGAAGAAGAGAATTTAAAGGCCAAACAAAAAGCAGCAAATCAGGCTCAATAGATGGTAGTAGCTTCACCTATACTTAACAGAAAGATTTCTTCATCAAAGGGTTCTCCTAAGACTGAAGGAAAAGTTAAAGGAGCGGATTCGGTACTTAAGGGATCCATTAAGAAGTTACAACTTCCAGAGGATGATGGTACTCCAGTAACTGTTACTAAAGTACGTAAGATAGTTAAGAGTCAGATTATTAGACTCCAACCAAAAATAGTTAAGAAGGTTTCCAAAGCAGTACAACCATTTGATCCCAGAGCCATGTTGGCTAAGATCTTTAAAGGTGGTCTGGGTCAGTTGGAAGCATTCGCAAAGAGTTTGCAATCTCTTAAGAAACCACTTCAAGAGATATTTAAGTTTATTGACAAGGCTAAGAAGATATTTGTCAGTCTTCTCAAGAAACTTACTAAAATAAATTTATCTCCTAAGACTCAGAGTGCTAAGGAACCTAAGAAGAAGAAAGGTGGTTTAATTCAGAATATTCTCAAGGGTGCTGCAACTCTTGGGTTAATTGCTTTGACAACGTGGGGTGTTAGTAAATTATTGAAGAAAGGTAAAGAATCACAAAAGGTTAAGCCAGGAAGTAAGGTTACACCAATAGAACCAGTAGAAGGTACAGAATTATTAAACAAGAAGGAAATAAAGAAATTTAATAAAGCAGTTAAGACTCTTCAGGAAACTATTTGGAATTTTGAAGATCAGGTAAAGAAAGCTGCTAAAGGGAAGGATCCAGAAGAAGAAGAAGAAGTAAAACCTGAAACTGGAGAAGAACAAGAAAAACCGAAGAGTTTAGCAGGTACAACACAGACAGCCTTAATACCAGGCGAGGAAGCACCAGCAGAATTAGATGTTATCCTACCAAGGGATGAGACATCTGCAGCTGCACCGCAGAAATTAGAGACAATACCCTATCAAGAACCAGATAGTACTGTTACTACAAAAGACAAAGTAATTCCTGAGACCACTGGAAGTTCGGGTGGTGTAAAGGTTGCTGATCATGGTGATGGGGATGGTACAGGTGAAAGTACTGTTCAACAATCAACTCCCCTTACAACATCTAATGTATTAAGTACTAAACCTGCCGCAGAAGGTACTGATGGTAAGGAAGGAATGAAAGGTAAGCGTGGCGAATCTGGTCATACGGGGATGTCGAGATGGTTAAGAGGTATAGGAGATGTTGCTACACTTAATATGTTGGATCTTGATGGGAAGAATACTAATATAGAAACACCTGAAGGAGAGAAACCAAAAGGTGTTATGAAAGTGATGGCTAAGATTTTCGATGGATTGACTGGTGATACTTGGAATGCTGATAAAGAGAATCAAACAAAAGTAGAACCTTCTAAAGGTGACTCTAATATAAGAAAGGATAATTCTCTTGGAGTGTCTCAACAAGCAGATTCATCTACAGATGTAGAGACGAATGAGAATATAATTCCTGTTCCTCTCGGAACTGATCCTAATAAAGCTGCTAGACAAGGAACTCAACCAATAGCATCAACTCAAGATACTTCTAATTCTTCTAGAGTTCCATTCTTACTACCATTTGATAATAATAATATTGCTATCATGTATAGCAAAAATACGTATAACATTGTGGATGCATTATGAAGCCTGGTATTTCTGTCGATAAGGTTACGAAGAAGGTTAAGAAGACTGTCAAAAAGGCTGACAATCGTATAAAGGACTTTAATAAGTTTATTACTGGTAAGGTAGCTGATTTCTCTAAGGTAAAGTTACCAGAACCTGTTACTTTTTTTAAAGCCAAAGCATTTATTAAGAGTCTTGATAGACTTCAAGGTGCTAAAGGATCTGGTTCTTCTGGATCTGGCCGTGGTTTCATGGATAAAGTGTTACCTATCGCTGCTGGTAGTGCATTACTTACTATGGGAGCATTAGCTTTTGCTCCTCCAACAGAAGCGAAAGGAACAACTGAGACTGTATTGCAAGAACAATATGGTGGTGATAAGAATAAGATGAAGAAGGAACTCAGTGCTGAGAAGAAGAAAGCTGAGGAGGGACAGAAAACTTTTGATGATGTTGCAGAACAGAGAAAGACTAATATTGATAAGACTGTAAAGAATCTTGCAAGTGTTAAGTCAAATCAGCCTAAGTCTCTTACTGGTGGTTTAATGAAGAAGGAGGATGATAGTATAACAAAGAAGGAGAAATTGGATGTTGATAAGTTCTATAAGTTATCAAAAGAACTAGAACAACTTGTCGATAGTGGGTTATTAATGAGAGCAATGGGCCCATCTTTCTGGGAATGGTCTGGTGACAGAGCTAGAGATATGCTGGAAGGAACTAAAAGAATTACTGGTGGTACTTTAGATGCTCTTACATTTAATTGGTTTGATTTTGATAAAAAGAATGAACCTGAAAGAACAGTTGATAAAGATGGGTTCCCTCGTGCTGATGGGGCTCTTGATGAAGAGAACTTCTCTAAGATTAAATTAAATTATACGGATGTGGAGGCCCTCCACAAAAGATCAAATAATCCTAATAAAAAACACGATGAAGATAATTATGATCGTGATGGAAATAAAATTAATATAGGTGATAGAGTTGGATATGGATCGTTTAAACCAACAAGTTCTGTTTTTCCTTCTAATGAGACATTGCTAGCTTCTACTGGTGGTGGGGAACTTACACAACCATCTGCTTCTACTGCATCAATGAATTTAGGTGATGCTGCAGCATCTCTAAAAGGTATGTCTAGTGCTACTGGACCTGATGGTGGTGCGAATGGTTGTGCATGGGCAGTTAATAAAGTATATAAGAAAGCAGGGTTGACACCTCCTTGGGGTAATAGTCTTTGGGTTCCTAATGCTGAACAAGCAATGCTGAAAAAGAATTATAAAGAAATAACTGATTATGCTGAGAGGCAAGCTGGTGATATTATGATCATGTATGATAACCATGCTACTACACCACAGACACATATAGGTGTGGTTCTTCCTAATGGTGATGTATTATCAAATTCTTCATCAAGAGCATCATTCTCTTGGCAAGCTAGTCCACAATCATATAATGATTACTATGGTAATAAGGGTAAGATTTATAGGTCACCAGAAGTAATTAATAATACTGTAGACACTGCGAAAGCTTCCTCGATTCGTGGTAGTCAGATTCCGACATCTGGGGAGAGTTATAAACCCATGCAGAAAGGTTCAAAACCAAAGACGATATATTTACATTGGACTGCTGGGGGATATGGTCAGCTGAATGTTGGGAAATATCATAGGGTATTTGATAAGGGAGGTAAAGGTCATCAACAAATACCCTATAATCAAAGGGGCAACCATACTTCTGCACGAAATACAAATTCGGTGGGTTTATCAGTCGCCGCTATGAAAGGTAAAGGACCTTATACAGAGTGGCCTACGAGCAAACAACTTGAAGGAATAACGGGTGAAGCAGCAAGACTTGCTAAAAGTTATGGTTGGGGTCCTGGTGATATTAATATTAAAAATATAATGACCCATGGTGAAGCTGGGTCTGGTCGAGATGGTTGGCTTCCACAAACTTCAGAGAGATATCCGAGAGGCCATGCGCAAGCAGGGCAATTGAAGCCTAAGAATTATGGTCCTACTGACTGGGATGGAACTGGCGAGCGTTGGGATTTGGATAAGCTTTCTCCAGGTGAATCTATCGGAAGTGGTGGTCCAAAGCTGCGGTCGATGATCAAGAATAAGTTACGGGCATATTCTTCAGGTGGATTTACTAAATCGGGAGAACATCAAATAATTGTAGGTGAGGAAGGTAGAGAATTTGTTTTAGATGCAGATTCTACAAGATCATTAGAAGCACATAGGCCAGGATTCTTGAGTGCTCTTAATAAAGCTGATTATGATGGAGTATTGGAAGTATTGCAGAGATATGATTCTTCCTCTGGAAATGATCCTAATATGGGAGGGAACGATAGGGTTATTTTTGTAGATAGACCAGTAATAGTACCCAAAGTTGTTACTAGAAATTCACCAAATCCGACATCAAGGTTTAATAGTGGACCATATCTAGGTTTGGAATTGGATGCATGTCGTTGAATATTAATGATTAAATAGTAGGAGGAATAGATTAACAATGCCAAAAAAGAACAAATCAGAATTATCCAATATCAGTCAGTGCATCATAGTTTC